CTCTGCACCTTCTTCGTCAGCAGATGTTGCTACCGTGCTGTGAGTGATTGCCATTAACCAATAACCACCCTGAATTTGATCTTAGAGTCCTTAAGAGATTCAGTACGGTTTTTATTTGGGGAGAATTCTAATATTATCTTGCCTTCTTCTTTTACTCCCAGTTTGCTTGTAAATTCTATAATCTTTAAACCGGTATCTTCTACAGTGGCATCCAAGAGTTCCACTTTGTCCGTAAAGTCATTCTTCATTACCAACTCAAGTCTGTTGGTGGTACCCAGTTCAGTTACACCCAGATTAACCAAGTCTATCTCTACACCCTCTTTGTAAAATCTAATCATTATTACCGTCCCTCATAGTATCATTTAATTTGTCCAGTATTTGCATTTTCTTACTTCTCAATTCAGATTCTTCGTTAAGTTTTATAGATTCATGATGTTCTTTCGTATCTATTTGTTCTTGTAATCTCAATCGTATTTCTTTCTTGGTCATTTTAACATCATTTAATATCTCCTGTAGTACCTTGTTCTTTTCTTCATTGTAAGAAGTATCAAGCACCACAGATTCTGTTGGTTTAGGTGGTTCAGGTATTTCAGGCTCTTTATTCTGGCCACCCATCTTATCCGTAGGAGTTACTGATGTGATAGGGAGTGTATCTTCCATATCAGCCATGTCAATCTTGACATCCGTGTTCTCTGCTAGGTATGATCTTACTTCTGATCTCTTGATAGTTCCTTTCTCAAATAATGCGGTGACATCTTGAATTGAGAGAACGGATTCTGAATCAAACTGGAAATCTACTTTAATATCTACAATTTTAGGATTGAAACCCATGCCTTCTAATACTAGATCGAAAACCTGCTTCTTTAGACCTAATCCGAATCTACGTTGAATTCTTTTAATCTTTAACTTGATAATATCACTGGCAGACTCGGAAGATGCACGTGCTGTAAATCCAGCAGTTAAGATTTGGGATGCGAACTGAGTACCTGCCTCTATAACGTCCTTCTCCATGTGTTCAATATACTTGTCGAACTTTGAAGCCGGATTGACCTCGAATACCTCTGCCTTGAATGCCTTGTCCGTGATGATCTTGGCTCCAGCACCCATCTTCTTGAACTCTTGTTGTTTATCCTCAATGAAATCCTCACCTACGTCCTCGAACTGAATCATCATCATTGGAGAAGCGTAAGACTTGAATATCTTGACCATGCTGTCCTCTATGGACCACATTTCCTCTACTGATGACTCTATGAGTTTGCCATTGACTGTTTTAGGTGTTACAATGGATTGTGCCAATGCTCTGCCCCACATCTCCTGTCTTCTACTAGTTAAACGTAAGTGTGCTACATCCTTTGCTTCTATAACTATATCTTTATCGTTAACATGTTGCGTATATGATATAACTTGACCTGATTTGTCTCTTTGTGCTCCTATCATTGTGGTTATGTCTATCTCATCTATGTCAACTACCTTTCTACCTTTACGAATTAATTCATAACATAAATTACCAACTATAACATAAGAATGACAGCCATCTTCTACCTTTTCCTCGATATAGTTGTCTGTTATCCATTTTTGCAAGGCTGATACGGCCTTTTGATTTTTACCTGAAATAACCATCCCACTGCCCAAAATCAGTTGAGTATAGGTGTCTGATGCTAAATATAGTCTAGAATCGTGATCATTTAGGTAGAAAATCTTGGCAAATGATACTTCAGGCTTGCTTCCTTCGGCCCATTGATTGAAATTAACTTCACTTTTTATACCTTCTTCTACTACAAAGGCGTTACCTTCTGATTTAATGGGATTAAACTCGATTTTATCAAACAATATGCTACTTATTATGATTTATTGATTTACAAGAAGTATTATATTATCTTATACGTAATTTACCGGATCCGTTGACTCCTCTAGCTGATAATACCTCATTTGTTCCAGTTAATTCTACTTCTATCTCTCCTATATAGTTTATATGAAGTTCTCCTATTTGTGGCAGAAATTCACCCGTACCGGCTGCTGCTGATACTATGTCACAGTCAAATTCGTCATATAACATATTATCCTGATCTCTAAATCTTATTTTTAATGTATACCCAGTCAGATTCTTCACATTGACCATTTTAGGTTCAGTGTATATGGTAAATGATATTCCACTACCTGTAGTAGACGTATAGTCCTCTGAAATCCATTCTTCTGTTCCAAGTTTCAATATAAGCATACACACTTAAATACTACTGTACAATAAAGGAAGTATGGAATCAATCAAATACGACGATGGTAAACCTAAGATGGGCTTGTGTCCGCCTAATGCGATATTCGCAATGGCTAGAGCCATGACTTATGGCGCCTTGAAGTATGATTCCTTTAACTACAAACAGGGTAAGGGTTTGGACTGGAATAGATACTATGACGCTCTAATGAGACATCTATATGCATGGATAGGTGGAGAGGAGTGTGATGAGGAATCCGGACTGAATCATTTAGATCATGTACTTTCGTGTGCCGCCATGTTAGCCGATGCCCGGGAATCTAACATAGGCGTTGATACTCGTTTCAAGAAGTAGGTGTTAATATACTACTGTGTGTTTAAAAAAAACATGCTAGCATATCATACTCCTCAAAGCGGGATGGATATGGAATGGAATCCTAAATCTAAGAAATTCCAATTTAAATACGTATCTCCTTCTCTTACTTTGGATCATTACGAAAAATATGGAATCTACGAAGTGTGCAGAGTGCCAATGCACTTGGACAATCAGGCATTAACCTATGAGTTGATGGCAAACGACCAAGTATCTCATCTAGTTAAGAACGGAATCGAATTGATGAGAGTTAACGTAGGTTGCTATATTTCTATTCTGTGTCATACTGAATCGATAAATGTCCAGAGCCACTAAACCGTAGGTACAGGTTGCCCTGGAATGCATCACCCTCATCAAACGGATTATCACGGGACTTTGCAGGTTGACCGTTCTTTCCGAACACTATTGTCATTAGTTGTTTTTTTAAGTTTAAAAATTTAGGATGAATTCTAACTTTGAGTTTTGCTACCTTGACAGATGCCTGTACGGTCATCTTACGACCTGACTCCTTGTTTGATATACCTGTAACGTTTAGATGCAGGGTTTCTCTCATATCTTTAATGATCTCAGGGTTGGCCTTGTCACATCCCCACTTCCTTACTGTAAACAGGTCAGATAACCTACCTAACTCGGTTATCATTGACGTAGCAGACTGTCTGGCGTATGACTTTGAATAAATAACGTAAGGTATGTTGTCTCTCATCTCCGTAATGCATATGCCAAACTGTGACGTACCGAATCCGGGATCACAGAATCCTAGACGGTTCTTGTCACCTAGTTCGTACTCTATCTCGTAATCCATGTCTGTCACGGCATCCAGTGCCTCTGTAGAGTATATGTCACCCACGTTGGCTCCCCAGATTCCCTGAAACTCCTGTTGAAATGACGGCAGTTTGCGTGCTTCCTCAATGTAATCATCCGAGAAGATGGACGTACCCGTGATCATATCTTTTTCCAGTCCCCTGTCCTCATACATCTCAAATCGTTTGTATTGACATACCGCATCCGGTTCCTGCAATATCTCGTAAAAGAAACCCTGTGCAAAGTCCCCTGCCGTTGAAACCCAGATAACATAACTGTCTGATTTACCCCTGTATCTCTCACCTACCGTTCTGATCGGCTTGTCATCCTTAAGTCCTGTAAAGAACGCTGCCTCGTCTCCGAATACGCATGACACCCTTGGAATACCTCTGACGGCATCGATGTTGTTTGAAGGATATACCTGTATGTTACACTTTCCTATCTGTATCTTGTACATGCCGTGGTCCTCGTACTCAACCCTCTAGTTTGCGAACATCTTGATTCTCTCTATGAGTTTCTTGGCCAGCTCGATGTTTGGGCCGGTGAATATGACAACGTCCTCGTTTGCCTGAAAGAACGGATCGGTACATGCTCTGTGAAGAATCCACATCAGTATGAGTTCTGTCAAACCCAGACCCGTTGCCTTGTAGACAGCGACCATCTTTGAAGCAGAGTCCAGTCTGCCTTTGTCCAGGTGTTCCAGTATTTCCTGTTCGTACAGATAACAAGGATGAAATATGCCGTCACGTTCCGGACCGCCATTTGGATAGAATATGTAGTGCCAGAAACAGCATGTCTGTGTCTCAGCCATCGGATTATAACACCAGAATTTCTCCGGGTATGATTTCTTTTCGACTACCTTGCCTTCCGTATTTATGAAACGCTTAGTCTCTTCCGAGACAAAACCTTTAGGCATTATTCGTCCTCTAGTTTATCTACGGTACATTTCATACATACCCATTTACCTCGAAGTTTTAATAACCAACAATCACAATCAGAACATTTATAATTATGCATGTCAGTCAGCCTGCTTACCTGAATGTCTGCTTCTAACATGATACTTCATACTTTTTACAGTGCCTGGAATCATCTTGCCACATACGGTGCATTCTATTCCTCTCTCAATTCCCATTATTCTTCATACTCCCTGTTACACACCTTGCATAAATACGCACCATTGTTGTCACTGGTCCAAGCTATACACTGATGTAAATCTTTGTCAGTCATATATCTTCCTCAACATTAGTACTATTTAAGTACCCCCTCTTCTTTGCCACCTCTTCATCTCTCTGACCATCCTCACTAGGCAGCATTGTCAATGTCTCGTTTCTAACCCTGCGTTCCTTGTTGATTTTCTTGATGTGTAAAACTAGTTCTATCTCAGACATCATCTTGATCTGGTCTTGGTGAATTACGTGCTTTGCCATTTCAAACTTGAGGAACAACTCTCTCTCTTTAGGCTCCAATACGTCTATGAGTTTCTGGACCTCATCCAAGCGGTCTATCTGCTCATCCATTGTGTGTTGTTTACGTACAAATTCCGCTGCATATTTCTCAACTGCATCCTCGTCATACCATTCTTCAGCGTCTCTTCTGAACTCCTTGATGTAGACAGTGCATGAACTTACAGACACGGTACCAAACTTGGCAACATATTCCGGATTGGCGTTGAATGCCTGTGACATCTTCCTGATGGAGAAGCCCTGATACAGCCACATCGTTCTTAGTATGTTTTTCATCTGTGACAGGTCCTTGGTCGGCCTGGATTTGTTTCCCTGTTTGCCCATTTCTATACATCACCCATCAGCATATTCAAGAAGTTTGCACATACTATTTCATCACTGTGCTGCATCGGGAAAGAGTTAAACCACTGCTGGTTTGACCAGACAGGAGTTCCACATGCCAATGCCTGCAAACCCGTAGTGGACATCTCCGGTACCATGTAAGTCGGGTGAGTTGACTGAAACTTTATGTCATAATATGACCTTACAGCGTTTAACAGTTCAGGCATATTCTGGTAACGAGTATTGTTAACATCCCTGTCAACTACCGTAACGTTGTCATTCTCATAGTCTATTATTGATCTACAGTCATCAATGAATCTCTCATGAGTTATGCACAGACCCATATCCTCGCGTTCCACATCCATCGGATGAAACAGATCAATATCCACAGGCCTGACAAACAGCGTGGCAGTAAGCGCATACTTTAGCAGATCCTCAGTGGTTACGAAGGTATTGAGTATGTTCTCCAACTCGTTTACCTTTCTAAAGATAGTCGGATTTCTTCTTAACTGGGAACCGTGAAACATGTAACTGGACGGGATGTTCAGGTAATCCAGTTCAACTGCCAGCTTAAAGTAATCGTGATATACTATGTGATCGTAATCGCCATCCAAGTTCTCGACCACCTTTACCAAGGTGTCCTCCGTATTGCATTGAGCGACGTTTTGATAATAATCCCCGTGGTCCCATTCGTCCCTGGTGTCTTTTACAACGGTAACTACGGAAGGATGTCCCAACTTTGTACACATGTTGGCAGTGATGGCGGCAGAACCGGCATGATCACCGATATGAAGTACTTTCAAAATCTACCATATCCCTGAGGATTACATTCGGTAACGTATGAACACCAAGGACACAGGTAGGTAGGCACCTTAGCAGGTGCAACTTTTGTATCTAATTGAACCAACTTGTCCACAACGAACTTGCGTATCTCATCAAGCGGTAGCAAGTCAAAACAGCGTGTCTTATGACGCTCCCAAGCACTTGACTTATCAATATATACAATACATGCACGCTCTATCTCTACACCAGTAGTGATGTAGTAAAGAAGTTTATAGATGTTCATCTGTGTCTTGTAGGTATCAGGTGCCTCTCTAGGTATGGACTTCTTTGTGGTTTTCTTGTCACATATGAAGAGTTCCCCGTCTATCTCGACCAGGTCATCCATTGAACCCTTGACACAGTCAAACAGTGAATCGTTATCGGTTTTGATTTTGCCGGTCTTTACGTTGCAGAACATTGAGAGTTCGTGTTCCAGTCCGCCCAAATTGCATACCTCGTGCAAGGCGGTTCCGTGAACCAGCGGCAATGATTTCTTAAAGTCTCGCAAATCCATGGCGTGATCGTTTAAACGGTACCATGCCTTTCTCATACAGTCAGAGGTAAGATCAGATACGTGGATTGACTTGCGTGTTGGATCAGAGGCACACTTGTTAATAATAGACTGCTCATAGAGATCGTCGACAATGTCCTCTACGTCAGAACTGTTCATTCCATTGGGCATACTGATATCTCTTTTCCCTCACTTATAAGCACCTCTCCGAACTTGTATATGTCTGATTCGTACTGATGAGTAAGTTTAACCTCTAGACCGTTTCTATTGGTCCACTTTAGAACGTACATTTGTTTTGTCATTCTTTCTATTGGAACCTTTACTATTTAAGTCTTTCGTGTCATAAGATGACAACTCCTGGAATGACTCTCCTCTATGAAATTTATTCATATGTACCGAGTAATCGGAATTGTTTAGAACTGATACATCGCAAAGAGGACATCTCATGCTATTATGAGTCGACTGATATATTTAGGAAGTAATAAAAAAGGGGTGTAGTGCTCGTGGTACTACGCATCTACGAGTTTAAAGTAATCTTTACCGTTTCCGCTGGTTGCTTTGACACATTTTACCGGGCCAATGCTGCCTGATTGTAAGGCTTCTAGAACTGCGGCTGCTGTAAGTTTTGATACGATTGCCGTTCTGGTTGTATGTAGAACGTTAACGCCTTCAAATTCTTCTGCGGTTGTGATTTTTACTCCCGGTGTTGAAGTCTTGTTGTCACCTGTACCTTCTTCGTAGTCTGAATTTTCCACACTTACTATTGTAAATGGTTTCACACCAATCTTTGCTAGACTGATTGAATTGCTGGATGTTTCGAATGTTGATATTTTGGTCATATAATAGTATGGAAGGTGAAGTATATAAATGTATCTATGGATAATTTGTATTTACCCAGGCGTCATACTTGCGGACTTTCTCTACCTCGTAACAGTTATAACACTTTAGATTGGACCTGCCTTTCTCGAACCTGACGCAATGTAACCTGTGCTCGTCACAATAAGTACACTTTCTGGACCTGTTTGCTAACTTTAGAGATCTGTATATGACTGAGTTGGATGCACATGTAGGCGTTCTTATCCCCTTTAGTTGCTTCCTGGTCCTAAATTTTATACAGTTTAAACACTGGACATCATTGATATAGCATTTGGGCATGATTCGGAGTGCCTTTGTTCTGTGTTCACCGCACTCCATACACGACCTCTCTAAAAGGTATAAAATCCGTTTCTTGGTTTTACCATCTACCTTACGGTACCTCTCGTTATTCATGACTATGGTTATCATCTAGTTGTATTTAAGTGTTTTACAAAGTCGATATTTAGTTTTTCTCTATACGGTTCCACACAAATCTTACGCCTACAATACTATGTGTAGAACCCAGCAGAGAATAAAGTTTGAGGATTTACAATTTCTGGTATTCCGAGGGCCCAGTTCGATGTGAAATCAGAATATCGTTATCCCGCACCACCGTTTCCACTCCAGGCGTAATTTGAGGATTTACAATTTAGTATGGAAGACGTAGGGGGCGGGCTTGTATATAAAGGTATCGCGGAGGCTCTTTTTTAGAAACATTCATATAGGCCATTTTTAGCGAATCCTAGTTCATCATGCCCCCGAGGCCGCAAAAAAGTTATGCGTCACCTTATAGAGCAACTGCCAGCTATATAAGTCCACCGGAAAACCACAAACCTTATATACCAAGTCGGCCAGATAGAAAGGGTTATATAGGGGTGAATCGCGGACTACTGGGATCAAATTAAAGAGCTCAATTATAATGATATAATGAAGTATTAAGCAGCACTATAACGGTATTAAGTGACACTTAACTTTTAAAGGTTTAAGTATGGTTTAATAATCTAGTATAATGACGCTTGAATGATTGAATGAAGTTGATTAAATAAATTAGGTTCTGTTATCTTTGATGATTTGTCTTAGTTCCTCAATGAAACATACAATGCCTAGTGATATGACACAACTAAAGGACACTAGCATTATGCCATGAGTTAAGGCGTTAATCATTCCTTAATAACTCCATTATCATGTCAATCTGTCTATCAATTATCTTATCATAACATAAGCATTCATTATCGCAATATGCTTTAAATTCAATCAGATTCATCATAATGTTAATAGCCGCCTCTTTCTATTAAATGTATCATATTATCATAATCCACATTCTCTATTAAATCAATCATATTATTATAATCATTATTATTCTTTTTTGTTTGTTTGATATTATCTCTATACTCTTTTACTTGTTTAGGTGTTAATCTATTTCCAATTTTTAGCCTTAATTGTTCCATTTCTTCTTTATATTTATCGCTTAACATTATTTATTACCTCTTTTATTTTCGCATAACCTACATAAGAATCCTTCGTTTATGCTGAATGTTAGATTATGGTTTAACGTGAATTTATCACAATTATTACAAATCAATTTAATCATTATCCTCATATTTGTATATTTCGTTTAAATCATCATCATCTATTAAATCACATAATAAAGAATGGTCATAATCTGAATTAGTGGTATAGTATGTTATATTCCCTTCATCATCTTCTTTAGATAGTATTATCTTATGTATAATCATCTAGAATCTAACTCCACGTTTAGACAATCCTCACAAACATCATAACCGTATAGGGTTAAATTGCCACATTTATTAACACAATTAATCTCACTCAATTTATCAAATACCCGCATGAATCACACTCCGCCTCAAATTCATCTTCACTTATTTGGTTAATATACATAATGCCGCCACATTTTTTACATTCTTGCGTCATTTTATACGTAACCACCATATACATCTTCAGATTTTATTTGTTCTTCAATGTCATATACTGACATACCGTAACTAAGATATTGTTCTATAATGTCTTTTTCACTGTCAAACATATTGTTATATTTCTTATAAAGTCTTTTTAGCTCTTTATCTTCATCTTTTGTCAAGTAGTCACCCATATAACTATCATTAAAATCATCAAGATAAGTAACTTCATCATGTAAGATTGAATCGTCAAAGTAGTTGTTAGACGTTATTAGATTATGCTTTTTGTCTTTTACGTTATTCCAATTACCGTATTTGGTTATTTTTCCAGTTTTTCCATTCATTATGGTAAATCTGTTATCACTAGTAAACATATTCAAAACGGAATAATCGACAAAGTACAAAATCCAAGATAATAACAAAGTATCTGATAACTCTCCACTGGGATAAACAGCATTAGGGTTTTTAATCATGATATTAGTAGCCATGTCGTTTAATATGTCCATGTCTATCGTACCATTATGTGCTAAAACATCGTTAGTTGTTGTAAATTCTAATTTATTTTTAATGTTATTGCCTATTGCAAAACCTTGATTTAACAGTTTATTATCGTGTGAACCTACTGAAGCAATTCTATAATGCTGAATCATGTTTAAATTACCTTTAGCCTTTTGTTTTAATGTCATCTTATTAATTTGCTTTAAATCCATTCCTTTTTTCACATAAATATGTTTTTTCAATTCATCATATACCATTAATCCGCTTCCATGAGGGTTATGGGTAAACATCTTTTTAGACATCTTGTAACTAGGGATTTGATTCTCATTCTCAATTATTGATATAACGCACATTATTCTTTAAACTCCACTAAATCATTATCCAATATGCTCACATCATAAGTTAATGTGTCATGTAGTCTATCAAGGTAATTATAAACCATGTTTTTAGTATAAAGCCCTTTGATAAATAGTTTGCTGCCATGTTGTAAACCCTTTAGGCGTAAGAATGAGATATTAGGCTTAACCCCGTCATTTAATTCATCAAGTTCTAATAATGCGTCACTATTAATACATCTAGTAAATGAATTATAATGTTTAAAATTATTCTCGAATTGTGCCGATTTTGCGTAAACCATTAATCCGTCTTTTTGTTGTTTTATTCTAAGTTTCAAGTCAAATTTTTTGTTATTGCTGCATTCAAAAACTTCATCTAATCTGTAAACTATCGGTTTAACTCTAGATAAATATTCGTTAAATATTCTTATAACCCGTTGTACATATTCTACTGAAATAGTTTTATCGTTAAACATATTTCCAACTCTAATCTCTGTAGTTCCAAATTTATGATAACAGTAATTTATTTGGGTATATCTTTCGTTATTCCCGTTAATTTGTTCTTCAGCTAAAAATAACCTTTTGGCATATTCTACTCCATTTAGTCTCTTTCTGAATCTTGAATTCTGATTTATCTTTCTTTCGTCACACCATATTTTTAATTCATTGATAAAATGCTCATAAAATTCTTCAGTGGCTATAACAGAATAATCCTGTTTGTCATTTTTAAAACTTAGGTGAATATGTAAACCAGTTGAACTATTAACCTCGTTAGGATAGTTATTTAGAATCCATTTTTCAACTTCATTTATCTTTAGTTTGTGGCTTGATACTTCACCTACTACGCTATTATCACATTCGCATTCACATTCACAACTACATGAACAATTCATCTCACAATTATTATAACTGTTACATGAATCATCACAACTATAATCTAAGTTTTGTAATTCTTGGAAATTTTCCATGCAATTATCACAAACATCATTATCCGTACAAGTTTCTTTTTTACATATTGATTCAATAGTACATCTACATGATTCAAAATGGTAACCACAATCAGAGCAAATTAAGCATTCATCACACTTGCATTCATTGGTTATATTATCGCATATTTCACACGCTTGACAATCTGAGCATTCACAAAAGGAATAGCATTCGCAATGATCTCTGCAATTTCCGTCACATTCTTCATTATAGACATCTTCAAAATGCACGCTTCCGTCATGTTTTAAGTCGTCATGTCCGTCATGCCAATATCCCTCAAGTTCTACACCTACATATTTAATGTAATTTTTAGTATGTTTTGATGTT